AACTTAGCGAGATCCGCAGTGCTACCAACAAACATAGTGTTGTTTGTGGTGTTAACTTCCTTAGTAGATCCTTTTGGATTCTCAATATCAGCAACTTTCTTTTGGAGATCAACCAGTTTGTCAGCAACGTCACCGACGTGCTTGATTAACTGACCAGCGACCTCATATGCACGGGGTTGATCAGACTCCTGTGCTAGTTCTAGGATACCATCAACTGCTTCCTGTCCTTTCTCGATCAGTGAATATAGATTCCCACGAGTGTACTCGTAGTCTTTCTTCAACTGCTCTTTCGTAGCAGTAGTATCAACGATCTCAGTCTTAGGTGCTTCGGATTTGACGATTTCAGTAGATACATCGAGTGCTTCCCCGATGCCATCAAACTTACTCGTCAACTCCTGTTGTGGGGTTTCGGGAGAGTCCATCTGTAAATTCACTAAAAAGTTCATTGAAACCGAAGTTGTCATCACTATCAACAAAGGCGTGGTCTGCCTCGGTGATCTTATGTACAGCAGCACCATTCAAATGTGCTACCTCGGTTGTGTTGTTCCATGCACGAGTCACGTACAACTTGGTGCCATCGATCTTAGAGATACGCATGACCTCACTGTCAATTTGAATGTTAGTATTAACAGTGAATGCAGAGGCGTCCGCTACATTGATGATGCCATCGTTGTCGTCCACTGCTGCGGACAGTGTTGTCGTTGCATCGGTGTTCCTGTCTGTGAGAGAGGTAGGTGTAACTTGGTAACGTACCTCTCTTGGGGCAGTCTTGACTGCATCGGTGGCATAGTCCACGATGACCTTCTTGATCTCTTCGCCGCTCTTGTCCTGAACAGGACCATACAGGAATGTCTTTGCCGTAAACTGTAACGTATAGATCAGCGTACGACGTGTGTCGTAGTCTCCTTCATACTGATCGTCATATTGAATATCAGTAAGCGTTACAGGGTAGTCTCTCTTCTCACCCAGGTCAGGCACCAGGTTCATGGTGATGTTGAAACTTGGTTGGAAGAATGGTAGAATCTGTTCTAAGATTTGTAGAGCATCATCTTGGTTTTTACTCAGAATAGCGAGTTCAAAGTTGATGTTGTAAGGGATCGGCATGAATCCCTTCATCAGGGAACCATCTGCTTTCGTATTTCTGATGTACTGCGTGGGCGATACCTTTCTCGTAGGATCATAGGTAATCGCTTGAATCTCAAATGCTAATCTAGGCAATGAAATCTGTACCTGATCCTTACTCGTCAGATCACCAACTTGACGCAGACGTGCTAAGAACTTATCCTTAGGACCATATGCCAAAGGCACCTTCATAACTTCCGTCTTGCTGCCTTGGGAGCGACGGATTTCGATATTGTTGAATAGTGTGCCGAAGCCCACCACGGTCTTCTTGATAATACCGTGATATGAGTATGTTCCTAACATTAGATAGTGCTCCCTTTATTACCATACTCACCGAACGGATTAGACTGTGTGAAGTCTATAATTTCATCCGCATCGTATTCGATGGCAAAGTTTTGATCGTATTCTGAGTTCAAATTATTTATAGTATTATAAGTAAACGTTGACCAGACAGCAGAACTTGTGTCTCCTGTCATAGTCTCGCCAGAGGAGAATCTACCACTACGGTTGATGACGATAAGAGTCCTAGTGGTGGCATCCCAGGACTTAACTTCGGCAGTTGTATTCGTGGTTCCACCAGTGACGGTCTCACCAACTGTAAATGTTCCACTACCACCTTCTGCCATGACCACACCCACAGCGTTGGCAAAATTAGTTTCAATAGCATCCACTTCTGCCACGCCAGTATCAAAGTCTTCGTCGCTGTACTCGAACAGTTCACAGCGCAGACCCCAGGTGTAGATCTTCCCTAACTGGAAGAAAGGTTGTTCGTGCTCTACATACTGGATCTGGAATGTCTTACCCACCATAGGGAAGTGAATCAGATCTCCTTCATTAGGACGACCCTCTACAATGAGAGTAGCATTGTCATCTACTGCTGCTGTAAAACGTCGTTTTGATAGAATGAAGGTAACCTGATCTTGAATTCTGACACCAAACTTTGAGAAAATATCGCCATCGCCCCTAAAACCACCAGCATCTTCAAGATAGACTTCCACTTCAAAGGCACCTGTGTATTTTGACAAGGTGTCTTCTCCGAAGACGCTATCTTCCTTGACGAGCGTTCTTGGAATGTAATAGACGTTCTTGCCGAACATCTTAATTTGCTCATCGACGAGATCCTGCACGAGATCTTGCTCGCCCGTTGTACCCTGGGTGAAGAAACTGTTAAGTGCCATATCATCCGATCATGTCTAGGGGTGGGGTTTCCCAAGTGGTACGCAGTTGTTCGTCGAGGATCTTCAATTCTTCGACAGCATCGTTATAGATCATCTCTCCATTGAGAGTGACACCACCTGGCATTTGTACATTCTGGAACTTGGTCAGGTTCTGACCCCACTGCTTCTTGATCTTGGCAGTGGCGTAATCCTTCAACCACATCTGGTTATAGATCTCTGTCCATGTGGTAGGATCGAGAGCACGATAGCATTTGATAATGATGTACTGATCTTCCAGAGCATCCTCAGACCAGTCGAAGTCCAGATAAACTTTGTTCTGCACCTGTTGGTATCTAATCGGTTTCATACCTTCTAGGATGAAGTCGATACTTTCCAGGTGTTGTTGAATCATGTAGTAGTGATAGAACTGTGTGGACGTAAAGTCGTACAGATCATTCAGTCGCATTTGATAGCGAATGTCAAACATGTTACGAGTACCTTTGTCGGTAAACGTAAAGATACCTTCCACGCTAGTCACATGATCAGGCACCGACAAGAACGTACTCTGCTCCAACCACTGTGTCGTTCCATCCTTACCTAGACTACTGACGTTAGTCTTACCTGCCTGAATATCAGCAGCAGTGAAGAGGTGTTTCAAATAAACACGCTCGGCACCTTCGTAGTGATAGGTCTGGAACTTTTGAATAGCATAGTCGATGGCATCATCACATTGGTCATCGGATACATTGACCTCTAAGACTGGTTTGCCCAGCCTACGGAGGCAGTATTCTTTTAGTTCTGCCTTAGAAGTTGGAATTGCCATTAGTTATCAGCGAGTGAGTGCGGCGAGAGCAGCTTTGAGTTGAGCAACAGTAGTGATTGAAACATCAGTACCGATGTTATTCAGAGCGGTATAGAGGTCATCAATGTCACCATCATTAGTATCAGCAGTGGTGCCCTGAGCAGCAGTTGCATATGCAGTGCTGTTTGTAGTAGCAGCAGTACCCAAACCAAGAGTGGTGCGAGCAGTTGCAGCATCAGCATCATCAATCAGAGTGCCACCGAAGGTGCTAATTGTGGGTGTACCAGTCAGATCGCTATAAGCACCTGAGGTAGCAACAGTTGCCAGATCTCCTGGTTGAACAGCAGAATCTGCAAGTGTACCCTGAGCAGCAGTTGCGTAAGCAGTAGAGTCGGTTGCAGCAGCAGTGCCCAGAGTAGGTGTGCCACTCAGGTCGCCATAAGCGCCTGTGGTTGCAACCGTAGCAAGATCCGCAGGTTGGATAGCAGAGTCTGCCAGAAGACCCTGAGCAGCAGTTGCATATGCAGTGCTGTCAGTTGCAGCGGCAGTACCCAAAGTAGGTTTGCCAGTCAGATCTGCATAGGCACCAGAGAAGAGTGTCGGCAGACCAGACAAGTCAGAATAAGCACCAGTGGTTGCAACGGTTGCAAGGTCAGCAGGTTGGATGGCAGAGTCTGCCAGTGCGCCTTGTGCAGCAGTTGCATATGCAGTGCTGTTAGTGGCAGCAGCAGTACCCAATGTGGGCAGATTACTCAGATCATTGTAAGATCCAGTGGTTGCAACGTTAGCGAGAGACGTGATGAGTGCTCTTGCCTCAACAGCAGTCTCCAACTCACCCAGAGCACCCTTGATGGTGTTGTTATCAGAGATGGTGCTGCCACCGAATGCTGCCAGGTGAGTAGACCCGTTAGCACGACCTGTCAACGTGATCAGGTCATCAACATTCAGATCAGACTGACTGATGCTAAATTCACCCGTGGAGGCGTTATAGTTGAGATCACCACCAGCACTCAGGTGTCCGCGAGTTCTAGCGGCAGTGATGAACAGGTTGGTAGAACCCTCAGTGATGTTGTCAGTATTGATGTCACTTTGAACAACAGACAGAGTATTGGTAACCAGTTGAATACCAGTACCATAGGTGAAGTGAGACTGGGTACGTGCCTGTGTGGTGAACAGATTAGTAACACCCTCAGTTAGGTTATCGGTGTTGATCTCACCGAAGTCAACTGCC